GGAGAAAAAGCCTGAGCTTGTTGTTGCTGGTTCATAACCGCTTCTGTCATAAATTACCTTTTAAGTTGGGGCTAACTGTAGCTGTCAATACAGGGAGATAGGTAGCCAATGATGGTGGGAAATTGTTGATACTCGCCAGCCCACCTCTGGCTTGAGTATGCTAATTATATAGTATTATCTTTTAGAGGCAATGCCTCTTTTACGAGCAGGTGTTGGTTTTTTGGTACGCTTAGAAACTAAGCCACCTTTGGCAAAGGCGCTATCACCATCTGCTCCAGTACCGGGGCCACCACCAGTGTTACCGCCTGAATCACCACTATCACCAGCACCGTTTGTAGAATCGCCTTGGCTAACACCCTCAGAGATGGAAGCATCGTCTACAGCAGAGGCTACAGCAGAAGCATCCATACCGTCTACAGATCCTTCATCACCTTGAATAGAATTCTCAGCAGCAAGACCAGCAGCAACAGACGCAGCAGTAGCAGCAGCAGCGGCTGCGTTAGCTGAGCCTTCTGGTCCAATGCTATCTTCTGCAATAGACACCACTGGATTAGGATTGGAAATAGCATCCAATGCATTAGCAATGGCTCCAATGGCAATACCAACAGGAGAAGCACCAATACCCTGACCAGTACTTACAGAAGCTCCCTCTGTCCCTGTTGGTCCTTCACCTCCAGACTCAATGGTCTGTGTAGCTGTAACAACATCCTTCTTATCTTCAGTCTTCTTAGTCTCTGCAAGAAGCTGACCAGCACTACCAACAAACTCATAACCAGAAGGAATGGCTATAGAGGGTTTACCGTTGAAGAAGGTTACATACATAACTCTACCTTCGGCATTCTTATATGCTCTAACATCCAAAGCTGGATTTGTTAATGATGTTCTAGGAATGTTATATTTAGAAAGAAGATCTGTACCGGGTTCTGCAAAACCACCAGCAGCAAACTTCTTCTCACCCATAGCTTCGCCATCAACTTCTTTCATGATGTCATCAATCTCAGACTCAAAGCCTTCATCACCTTCATGTAAAGCTTCAGGGTTTTCTACTTCTTGTGCATTACCCATCTGACCAATCTCTGCCATACGAGCCAAGCCCTGCTTAGCTTCATCACGCAGCTTCATCAATCTCTCAAGGCCAATGTATCTAACAACATCAGCAGGAATAACAAACTCACCTTCGCTCAGCTTAGCATCAATGTCATCTCTCACTTCACTCTTTAGTGAACCGGGAGGAACATCATTACCAGACACAGGATCTACTGTGCCGCCTTCGTCATTCATGCCGCCTTCAGCAAAGAGTCTAGCCATGTTATTTGTGTACATTAACTTCATCCTTTAGATATTTCAATCTGCGTAAAGCAGCAATGGCTCCTTGAGCCTTTCCAATCTCACGCATATCTGAAGCTTGTTCCAAATCCTTTTGCTTGTTAGCTATTTCAGCATCAAGCAATTCTTGGAAGGCATCCCATGTCACATGAGTGTTAACAAAGCCTTTAAGCTTGGGGAGGTACGGCTTGGACATTTCCAGCAAATCCTTGTTCACCCGGCACTGGTGCAGCACCAACACCAATATTTCCACCACCGCCACCAGTCATATCAGATACTGGAGGAGGACCACCTTCAGGACCAGCAACAAGAGGAGCACCCTCTGCTGGAGCAGGAGCCGTAGCTTGCTGCATCAACAATGCTTGACGCATTGCTTCATCCATATTATTAGTAACCTTGTCTGGATCTAAGTCCATGCTCTTAGCAATCTCACGAATGATGTAAGGGAACTTAGCAAACGGCATCAATGCAGGAGAGCTTGCAATCTGCAAGAACTGCATCAAGCGTTGGCTTCTCACCTCATTAGCCATCAAGCTCTCTGTACCCCTAGCTGTAACTTCCAAGTCGCCCTTGATAGATTTATCAAAGTCAAACTGCATGTTGAAGCTGAAGAAAGCTTTACCTAGAGGAGCTAACAAATAATCATCCACATTCTTGATGACAGTCTTAATGCTACCAGAAGCAGCATTCATCAGCATTGAGATGCCAGAGGCTGTTCTACCTACACCGCTAACACCTGTCTGTCCATGTGCAAATGATGGCATACCTGTTGACTCATCAGCAAGTTGTCTTGCTTTATCAAACAGTTGCATATTCTCCGCAGCCACATTCGGAAACTTAGTACCGAACAAGCTTTGACCGGGAGCACCACCCTGTCTTCTAAACACTTTGCCGGGGTAGACAGACAAGTCTTGACCGGGAACAAGATTGGTTTCATCAATCTCAAATACAAGGTTGCCAGACAACACCCCGTTGTCCACAGCCATACGCATAAAACCATTCATAAGGGTTTGAGTGTCGTCCATATTTTCAGCGACACCAATACCAAATAGAGAGTAGGGGTTTAGTTCGTAAGGTGCAGCATAATAGGGAATGTTGGCTGGCTTAAACGGATTCAACACAAGGCGTAACACCTTGCCACCACAGAACCACACATTGGCTTGTAGTTCTTTGGCTTCAGATAGGGCATCAGGAATATCAATATCATTCTCCTTAAGAAGCTCAACATCAACATTACCCCAATACTCCAACACTTCGAAGCGATCTATGCCTGTACTAGGAGCATAGTCTCTCAAGTCATCTTCCCAATACTTCTTCACATAGGAAGGACCACCTGCAATGATGTCCTCAATAACATTGGCTCTAAAGTGAGGACGGTTCTTCAAAGCTCTAAGCTGTGTAGAGCTAAGCTTGTGTCTCTCAATGTTATATTGACATTCACCTGTATTAATAGCATCAGGATCTGGATAGAAGTTCCAAACAGAAACATGAGAAGCATCAGGTACTGTTTTAATCTCAGGCTTGTAAGTACCGTCTTCATCCCAGCTTGGATATTCCTTGGTCTTAGCGAAAGGACCCTTCATGATGCCTGTACCAAACAAAGCCATCTCAAACGCTGTAGAGCGTAGATGTTTGTTAGCACCAGTCTCATCTAGCTGGTCATGAATCTTCTTCTCCATCTTCTTAGCTGCAACCATTGCAGGATGGAAAGTAATTGAAGTAGGGGTAACACCCGGACCTTCTTTTAATCCCTTCTGATCTTTGAGTTGCTCTGTCAAAGGACCAAGCTTTTCCATCAAAGAAGTTAAGGTAGCACCGGGAGGCAAATCTTTACCATCACCTTTGTAACCAAAGGGAGAAACCATCTCAGGCTCAGCACCTTCTGGTGCTTTAGGATCAATGTGTACAGAATCAACTACACCATCTGGTAACACTGTAGGATCTACACTAAGAGGAAACTTGTTATTGGCAAATAACACATCAGTGATTTGACCATATGCTGCAAGCACCTTAGTCTTTGTCACCTTAATGAACACACGAGACTTCTCTGTCTCAGTAAACTTTACTTCAGGTCCGTAGATGCCACGATAGTTGCGATAGGCTTTCAACCATCTATCTTCATCTTTTCTACGACTCTCTTCAGCCCTTGTATATCTTTGGTTTAGAAAAGTTAACAAACTATCACCAGCAAACGGTGTAGTTTCATTCTCTTTCTTATCCTCTAAACCAACGGACTTGTCATCCATAAAATTATTAGTTGCCATATTGTTCCAATTTAATAGCCCATAACAGGGTCAGCTATAGACATCCCTGATTTTTGTGTTAAGGGATTATAGTCCCACAAACTGCTTCTAGGTCTACTCATAACACCATAACGAATAGCATCATAAAGGTGATCTTCGGCCTTAGTATCAATATCTTCTGGATTCTTTTTATCCAAAGGAATGATGGGAAGCTGAGCAATCGTATTTACACAGTTGCTTGTTATAACTAGTCTTGGTTGTTCTGTAAAGGGGTCAGTCTGAAGTCTTCTATGCAGCTCATTCTTACCCGCCACCCTACTTCCAGCACTTCTATCCGCTGGCCTCCACCTACAACCCTCTGCAATCATCTGTTCTGCCAGTGATGGGCCTGTATCACCACGCTTATGCCAGCAACTACTGTCCAATACACCATACCGAAGAGGACCATCGTTCTCTTCAGCCCTCATAATTAGATGGGCAAGGTCTTTGGCAAGTACTTTGCTAACATATAGTTCACGATAGATGACCAATTGTTCACTTGGAGACACAGCAAACCACACAACAGCACTATAGCTACCATATCCATAATCACAAGCCCTAAATTTAGTCCAATTACTCGGTATGTGGAACGGTTCCACCACATGAATCTGTCTATTAAACTCAGGAAACGCTGCACCTTCAGCAATATCCCAGTTACCCTCTAACAATTGCTTGCGTTGATGCTCAGGAAGAGACAACAACATGGTTTCGTAGTCACCAGTCTGCATCAAGTAGGGGTTATCCGTCAACATAGCAGGGATAAACCTACGCTTGAACAGTGGTTGTCCCTCTTTGCTGTGTCCTTTGGGATACACTAAGGTGGTTCCACTCTCAATATCAGTGGCATCGAAGGCTTTACCCGCTGGAGAAGGGTCAATAAACATCTTCTTCACCCAAGCATGACCCGGACCACCCGGATTGGTAGTAGCTCTCATGAAGATTGGTAGGTCAGACGCTGCTGTACGCAAGCGAGAACGCATATAGTTCCACGGAAATGGCGTATGCCACTGCGTCAACTCATCAAAACCAATCCAGCTAAACGCCAAACCCTGATATCTCAACACATCTTCGTCTCTATCAAGGTAAGACATCCATAGTCTAGCCCCTGACGGTGCTTCCCACTGCATCTTTCTCTCACTCCACTTGATGCCGGGATATATCTTTGGATAAAGCTCTTGGCTTTTCCAGATGAGTTCTCGAAGTTCTTCTGTTGTGTGACGCAACAGCAACCCAGAAAACTGCGGATGCACCATATATCTCAGTGGATCTGCAAGCATGGCATAAGATTTACCACCACCAGCAGCACCACCATATAACACTTCCCTCTCTGACGATGCTAAGAAGAATGTTTGAGGC